GGTATGGGTTCACTTAAGCCAAACAAGTCTGGTATTGCAGAAGTTCAAAACGATTTTTACCTGGCTACTGCAGGTGATATTGTAGCCGATCCATCTGCTCCTGACGCATTTGTTGAAGGTATTATGGAAGGTAAAGAGTGGGTTTGGGATAACGGACTACTTAAAGAAGTAGAGATTCAAAACATCAAAGATGAGATTAATGAAGGTGTAAGAGCGAAACAATCTAATGTTTCCGCCCTCGCATTTGCAAAATTCTTGTCAAAACTTTAATCATTATAAATATGTTAATAGACAACTCAAGGAGAAAATCCCAATGTCAGAACTAGACAAGACAATTGAGGAACTAGAAGCGGAAGTCCAAGCAGAACTTGAAGAAGCTGCACAGGACGCCCCAACAAAGGGTGCTGCTAAAGGCGACTCAATGGAAAAAGTAGATGGGGAAGTTCAAGACCTAGGCAAAGCAGTTGACAGTCCAGAAACAGCAAAGGGCCCAGATGGTGCGAAAGCAACAAAGAAGGCTAGTGATGTTCAGACTAAAGGTGCAAAAGATGCCGGTGGAAATGATACTCCAACTGCAATTAAAGAACCCCTTGCTGCTGGTGATCAAGTAGATCACGATGGTGAGGAACTAGAAGAAGGTAAGATGACTAAAGAGATGATGAAGGCAGAAATGCAGAAGAAGATGGAAAGCATGAAAGCCCAAGATCTCAAGGCAGCATACGAAGCAATGTGTAACGGTGAAGGTTACGGTTCAATGGAAAAGAAAGATGAGTCAGTTGACGAATCTACTCTTGATGACCGTCTTGCATCTGTAGACGTTTCTGAAGATGTTACTGCTCTCGTAGAGGGTGAGGAACTTACTGAAGAATTCAAAGAAAAAGCATCAACAATTTTTGAGGCTGCTGTTAAATCTAAACTTCGTTCTGAAGTCGAAAGAATTGAGGAAGCAAAAACTCAAGAAGTCGCTGAAGAAATCAATAGAGTGCGTGATGAGTTGACTGAAAAAGTTGACGCATACATGAACTACGTTGTAGAAGAGTGGATGAAAGAGAACGAAATTGCAATCGAAAGAGGTCTCAAAGGCGAGATTGCTGAAGATTTCATTTCAGGTCTTAAATCACTTTTTGAAGAGCATTACATTGATGTTCCAGACGAAAAGTATGACATTCTAGGAACTCAGTCTGAAAAGATTGACGAACTTGAAGCAAAACTCAACGAACAAATTGAAAAGACTGCTGCAATGAAAAAGCAGAATGACCAATTGGTTCGTGAATCAGTTTTTGCAGAAGTCGCTTCTGACCTCGCCGATACAGAGGTAGAGAAGTTCAAGTCTCTTGCAGAAGATGTAGATTTTACAGATGAAGGTTCTTTCAGAAGTAAACTCGACACGCTTAAGGAAAGTTATTTTCCAAAGGCAACCACTATCGCTGAATCTGTAGACTCTGAAACTGATGGTTCAGAATCTTTCGATACAACTGGTGCAATGTCTGCTTACATGGCAGCAATCAGTAAAAATGTAAAGCGGGCAAAAGACTAATTAGCGGAAGAAATTATCTTCTAAAAATCTAGTTTTTATAAATATTATTAGAAAAACTCAACAAGGAGAAAACAAAATGTTCAAAGCAGAACATCTACAGGAAAAGTGGCAGCCAGTACTAGAGCACAACGATCTTCCAGAGATCAAGGACTCTTATCGTAAGGCTGTAACCACGATTATCCTAGAAAACCAAGAAAAAGCACTTCGTGAAGATAGAGGTTTCCTCGGCGAAGCTGCACCAACTAACGCTACAGGTGCTAGTGTAGATAATTGGGATCCGATCCTAATCTCTCTAGTCCGTAGAGCAATGCCAAACCTTATCGCTTATGATATTGCTGGCGTTCAACCTATGACAGGCCCAACTGGACTTATCTTCGCAATGCGTTCACGTTACACTAACCAGTCTGGTACAGAGGCATTCTACAACGAAGCAGACTCAGATTTCTCTGGTACTGGTACACAAGCTGGTACAAACCCTGCTATCTTGAATGACAGTCCTGCTGGTACATACACCAATGGTACTGGTATGACAACTGCTGCTTCAGAAGCACTAGGTGATTCTGCTGGTAACTCTTTCGCAGAAATGGCATTCTCAATTGAGAAGAACTCTGTTACTGCAAAGTCAAGAGCTCTAAAAGCAGAATACACAATGGAACTTGCACAAGACCTTAAAGCAATTCACGGTCTTGACGCAGAAACAGAACTTGCTAACATTCTTTCTGGTGAAATTCTTAACGAAATCAACAGAGAAGTTGTTAGAACTGTTTATACATCTGCTAAAATCGGTGCCCAATCTGATACTGCAAACGCTGGTATCTTTGACATGGACGTTGATTCAAACGGTAGATGGTCAGTTGAGAAGTTCAAAGGACTTATGTTCCAAGTTGAGAGAGAAGCAAACGTAATCGCTCAGCAAACTCGTAGAGGTAAAGGTAACATGATTATCTGTTCTTCTGATGTTGCTTCTGCACTTCAGATGGCCGGACAGTTGGATACATCCCCTGCTCTTAACAACAACTTGTCAGTTGACGATGCTGGTAACACATTTGCTGGTGTTCTTAACGGACGTTACAAAGTGTACATTGATCCATATTCAGCAAACGCTGCCGCAAAGCAGTTCTTTGTTGTTGGATACAAAGGTTCTTCACCTTATGATGCCGGTATCTTCTACTGCCCATACGTTCCATTGCAAATGGTTCGTGCAGTTGGTGAGAACACATTCCAGCCAAAAATTGGTTTCAAGACACGTTATGGTCTTACTGCAAACCCATTTGCTGGTGGTGCTACAGTCAGAAGTGGTGCAATCACTGCTAACGACAACGTATATTACAGAAGAGTTCAAGTTACGAACATCATGTAATAATAATAAGAAACTTGTTTCTGAACTTAGGGGAGGGCTTTTGCTCTCCCCTTTTTTCTTTATAAATACTATAAAGGAAGAAAACTATGGTAAAACTTAATCCACTTGCACGACAACCAAATAATCTAGACTTTGCATCACCGACTCAGTTTAGATTTAATTTGTTGAAAACACCTAACGTAGAATATTTTGTCACATCTGTAAACTTGCCTGGCATTAGTTTTAGTGGTGAAGCAAATATGAATACACGTTTCAAGAGTATTGCTCTGATGGGAGATACACTTGAATTTGAAGATTTAGAATTAACATTCCTCGTGAATGAAGATTTATCAAACTATCGTGAAGTACATGATTGGATTACTGGAATTGGTTTTCCAAAGGATACTGAACAGTTTAGAACTGCATCTTTAGAAAATTCTGAATTGAGACCTAATACATCAAATTTAAATAATCCAAATACTATGGCTTCTGATGCAACCCTTACACTTCTTACAAATAAAAATAATCCAACAATCAGAGTGAATTTCAAAAATTGTTATCCCAACTCTCTTTCTGGATTGACATATAATACACAGGTTACTGACACAGAACAACTAACGGCAACTGCAAGTTTTAAATACGATTTTTACGAATTTGAAACTTTATAAATATACCGAGCAGACAATGGTTGACTTGATCAATCTTTTTCTGAATTCCAAAGTTATGGAATAATATAGTAACGCAAGTTACAACCCACTCTGCTCACTTTTATTATTAGGATGTGAAATATAATGACACTTGAAGAACTACAGGCTCAGGCCGCAAAAGACTTAGAAATCGACAATATAGAACTTGGTGATGAATCACTTAGATCTGCAAGTCTACATCAAAAATACCTAACCATCTACAATAACTTTAGACAACTCGTTCTTATGAATGAGGGTACTTACAATGTACTCAAACGTAAGAAGTGGGAGTACTATGGTGGTAAAGCATCGCCAGAAGTCTATCGTGACAATCCTTTTGACCACAAAATTCTAAAACAAGACATTCCACTTTATCTGGATTCTGATGAAGAACTCATCAAAGCAAAACAGAAAGTGGAATACTATAAGATGTGTCAAGATTCCTGTGAACGGATTCTGAAACAAATTCAGTCTCGTGGTTGGGATATTAAAAACGCAATTGAATGGCGTAAATTTGTGGATGGGGCAATATGAGGTATTGTCAACCATACATCATTGAACGTATTGGTGCAATAACCATATCTAAAGCTCTCGCAAAAGTTAATACTCAGTTAGAGGACGCAAAGATAGTGGGTGTGAGTGGACAAGTTCGCAGAAGCACTAAGGTTGATTGGATTAATGATAAAGATGTTTTAACATCATTCTTGGAATATGCACAAGCGGCAAATAAAAATGCTGGGTGGGATTTTCACATTGATGTTATCGAACCACTACAATATGCAGAGTATTCTGTTGAAGATGAGTTTGGATGGCATATTGACCAACACAACAAACCATATGATGATGGTAGAGTGAGGAAGATTAGTTTCTCTATTTTTCTGAATGATGATTATGAAGGTGGTGAGTTTGATATAGAAACAGGAAACCCACAGGAAGAAAAAAGATATACAACAATTAAAAGACAACCAAATACTGGTTTTTTCTTTCAATCGCACTATTGGCATAGAGTAAGAACAATTACTAAGGGTGTACGCAAAAGTTTAGTTGGATGGGTACTTGGGCCTAAATTTAAATGACCATAATCACCAAAAAGAATGAAGTATACCTACAAGTAGAAACTGAACCCTCAACTGCAAGGGCGATTTCTGACTTCTTTACGTTTGAAGTTCCTGGCGCTCGTTTTATGCCTGCGTATCGAAATCGTATTTGGGATGGAAAGATTAGACTATTTTCTCCATCAACAGGAGAACTTTATCTTGGATTACTGCCATATTTACAAAAATATTTGACAGATTATGAAGAAGAATTTACAATAAGTGAGGAACTAAAAAATGAAAAAACAATCGACAGACCAACTCTTGATGGATTCATTAGACAGCTTAGACTTCGATCCAGTGGAAGAAATATCAAACCTCGTGATTATCAAATTGATGCCGTGGATTATGCTATCCGAAATCATAGGGCCCTTCTTCTTAGTCCTACTGCTTCTGGTAAGTCACTTATAATCTATATTCTGGTAAGGTATTATCAATTACTATTGCAAGAAACTCAACAAGACAAAATCCTTATTCTTGTTCCAACAACATCTCTGGTTGAACAAATGTATTCTGATTTCATCGACTATGGATGGCAAGAAGAGTATATGCAGAAGATATACAGTGGACACGATAAGAATGTAACTAAACGTGTTGTCATTTCTACTTGGCAGTCTATCTACAAGTTTCCTACAAAATACTTTGAACAGTTTGGTTGCGTTATTGGTGATGAGGCTCATTTATTCAAGGCAAAATCTCTTACATCAATTCTCACAAAACTTCATTTGTGTAAATATAGGTTTGGACTAACTGGTACACTGGATGGTATGCAAACTCATCGCCTAGTACTAGAAGGATTATTTGGAACACTTAATAAAGTTATTACAACAAAAGAACTGATAGATGAAAAGACACTAGCTGAATTTAAGATTAGGGCGCTAGTCTTAACATATCCAGAACATGAGTGTAAACTCGTAAAGGATATGAACTATCAAGATGAAATTGATTTTATTGTTACACACCCAAAAAGAAATGAATTTATAAAAGACTTGACATTGGCACTAAAAGGCAATACACTGGTGCTATTTCAATTTGTAGAGAAACATGGAAGTGTTATCTATGATATGATTAAGTCTAACACAGATAGAAAAGTGTTTTATGTGTTTGGTGGTACTGACACCCAAACCAGAGAGGATATTCGTGCAATTACAGAAAAGGAGAGGGATGCCATTATCGTTGCATCTTATGGCACGTTTTCTACTGGTATTAACATTAGGAATCTTCACAACATCGTGTTCTCAAGTCCAAGTAAGTCCAGAGTTCGTACCTTGCAATCAATTGGCCGTGGACTGCGTAGGAGTGAAACTAAGGATTCCGCTATCCTCTTTGATATTGCTGATGACCTCACCTATAAATCAAAAAGAAACTTTACAATTAACCATTTCATGGAACGAATAAATATCTATAATGAAGAGCAATTTGATTATGAAATTAAAAGGATAAAACTAAAATGACAGAAAATAATATAAAAATACTAAAGCTGTCTAGTGGTGAAGAGATTATATGTGATGTTGTTCAGTCTTTAGATTCACCCTATCTTAGTGTAACCTCTCCTATGAAATTAAATTCATATCCAAAAGCAACAAGAAATGGTATAGAAGAAGCCTTGTCTTTACAAAGGTGGATTCACTTTGCTAAAACCAACACATATGATATCCCCAAGTCTCAAATCATCGTACTTACTGAGGCCTCTTATGGGTTATCAAAGTTTTATCAATATTGTGTTAGTAAATCTAGAGTGGAAGATGAAGATGTATTAGCTGGAGCTCCCACCAATAGAGAATTAGATGATATTGTTGAGGAAGAATGGGATGAGGAGTTTGGTAGTCCAGACTCTAAGCTTATACATTAGATCTATTCATTCTCAAACCCAGCATAGTAAATATACCCTCTTGTCAAGAGAAAGTCAATAGATTTTTATAATTATTTTTTCTCTTGACATCTGAATCA